CTATAGAGGGACAAACCATATTTTTGGCAGAACGTGTAAGCGAACTTATGCAACCTTCTATAGTTACTGATAGAACTATTATAGATGTTATGGCATTTACTAAATGTGCTAAAAAAACTAGTATTATAAATGGGGAAGCTTTTGAAGAATATACTAAACGATTTATCTATCAATATGATTATATGTTTTATATCTCTCCTGAAGGTATAGCCATGGAAGATAATGGTGTGAGAGAAACTGATTTAGAATACAGAAATGAAATCGACATATGTATTCAAGACTTATTAAAAAAACATAGACCTTTTTACCATACAATTAAGGGTTCAACAGAAGAACGAATCGAACAAATACTAAAAACAATAACATTTTAATTATGAAACTATTTAAATGGATATTAGGACTATTTGCAGTACTTGGGGGTGCCGCTGCAGTAGCTTCTACACAAAAGAAAAAAGAGCACACTAAAAAGGTTAAAGAAAACCAAAATAAAATTAAAAAAGTCCAAGTAAAGACTAAAAAAGTTCAAGCTGATAAAAAAGTAGTTAAAGACAAAATTACTCAGCAAAAAAAAGTAGTTAATAAAACTAAAGCTAAAGTTAAACCAACTACTAATGCTAAAAAAACTACTAGCGATTTTAAGAAAAAATATAGAACTAAGAAAAAATGAAACACATATTAACTACACTATTATTATGTGTGTCTAGTTTATGTTTTTCACAAGATACTCTTCAAATTCCTGCACTGGAACTTGAAGAGTTTTTCTTGGCTTTAGACACACTTGAGACACAAGACTCAATTAAAACGGTTTTAATCAAACAACTCGAAAAACAAATTGGGTTTCATAAGGAATTAAACGATCATAATGATCTCCTTCTCAATTACAGATATGAAGAGATTGAATTACTAAATAACCAAATTACTATCTATACAGATCGTCTAAATCAAGTAGATAGATGGTATAAAAAACCATGGGTAGGTGTTGTAGGAGGTTTTGTAGGTACTATAGTTTTAATAAATACTATAGACTATACACTTCCTCAGTAATTTTTATATATTTATTGTTGTTAACACCAAACATTGTGCACAATGAATAAAAACGAAATTAAGCAGATCATACTTGAAGAAATTCAAGCAGTCATAGATGAGCAAACTGAAGATGAAAGAATTGCTCAAGCTATGGAAACTGGCGATGAAGATGAATTAGAAGCTCTAGCAGCAGGCGCTCTAGATAGAGCAGAGCAAGAAGTAGTAGATACTCTTACTAAAGACTACGAAGGAGATATTGATGATGAAGATATAGCCGCTTTAGGGATAGAAGAAGGTTTAGAAGAAATGGCCCGCACATCTAATGTCTTTAAACTTAAAGGTAACCAAACATACGATGAGGTACTTAGGTTTATGCAAAGAGTAAATAATGTTCTTAAAACCTACAAAACACCAGGTCAAAAGCGTCCTAAAAAGAGATTTAGTGCTGAAGATATGAAAAAAGTAGCTACTACTATTACATCTTCATCTGGATTTACTTCTAAAGATATTAGATTATCAGTTGATGCTTATAACTCACCAGCACAAGCTAATAAATTTATTAAAGCCCTCGAAATGAAGGGATACATTGAGTTGATTTCACAGCTTAAAAAATCAATGGAACCAACTCGTGATCCAGATGCCCCTGAAACTAGAGGTAGAAAAAAAAGAGACGCAGAATTTGACATGTCAGATGATCCAATGGCTGACTTAGATGCCTTAGGCTTAGGAGGCGACATTGATCTAAGCGATCCATTAGCAGAAAATAAAACCACTATGAGTGAATTAGAAAAATATATTAAACAAGTAATCAAAGAAGCTAAAAACCCATTAGCTGATAAGATGAAAGAAATTGAAAGTCAAGGACGTAAAGCGGCTCTTGAAACTAAATTAGCTGCTATTGCTGAAATGATTGATGAAACTAACCAACGTTTAACTCGTCTTGATGAGGATGAAGAATTTAGAGAAATGATGGATAAGGGTAAAGTTAAAGATATCCGTAAGCAACTTAAAGAACTTGAAAAAGCTCAATCTAAACTTCAAAAAGAATATGGTAAAATGGGAAAAATGGGTTTACCTAAAGATTATGATGAAGATGGAAAAGTAATGGACGAAGATGCTCCTATTGATGAAGACGCAGTAGATAATGCTGTTGATGAAGTTGAGTTAGAAGAAGATAACTTGCGTTTTGAAGGTCTTAATGAAACAGTTACTCGCTTCCAAAAATTAGCTGGTTTAATTACTGAAAGTGATATCAAAAAAAAACTAAATGAAGGCATTAAAAGTGCCGCTAAACAATTTGTAGATTTTCATGTGGATGGAAATGACAACGAAGGTGTACAACAATCAACATTTAGTGAAAAAGAATATCTTGAGCCGGGGGAATATTCTAAAGGTACTGTAGAACATTTTAAAGAGTTACAAAATTATCTTAATAAAAATAAAAAATATGAATATACATCTCCAGGTGGTGTAAAATATGCATTTACACTAAGTGGAAAAAATATTAAACTTAAAGGATAATTAAAATTATATACTAAAATTAGGGGACCAATAGGTCCCCTTTTTTGTTAGTATGTATATACGATGGCAGATATAAAATCAATCATAAAGCAGGAATTTGTTAAATCAGCAAGCGATCCTGTTTACTTTATGAAAAAGTATTGTTGGATACAACACCCAACAAGAGGTCGCACTCAGTTTAACCTATATCCATTCCAAGAAAAAGTATTAGGGTTATTAAGTAAACATGATAAGTCAGTAATCTTAAAATCAAGACAGCTTGGTATTTCGACACTTTCAAAAGGATAAAAACATCCTTGTAATAGCAACAAAACAAGAAACAGCTAAAAACCTAGTAACTAAAGTACGATTTATGTATGATCAGTTACCCAGTTGGTTAAAATTACCAACAATGGAAAATAACCGATTATCATTACGACTTAAAAATGGTTCCCAAATTAAAGCAGTATCTGCAGCAGGTGATGCTGGTAGATCAGAAGCCATTTCCCTTCTAGTAATTGATGAGGGTGCTTTTATTGAAGAAAATCGAATTGAAGAAATTTGGGGTTCCGCACAACAAACACTTGCTACGGGCGGTAGAGCAATTATATTATCTACACCTAATGGTACAGGTAACTGGTTCCATAGAATGTGGACTAAAGCCCAAGATGGTACTAGTGGATTTACCCCTATTAGATTACCATGGACTGTACACCCCGAACGAAACCAAGAATGGCGAGATAAACAGGATGATGAGTTAGGGGATAGAATGGCTGCACAAGAGTGTGATTGTGATTTTACAACTTCAGGTGATACTGTGTTTCCACCTGAACTACTAAACTATATAGAAACTACAACTTTAAAAGAACCTCTTGAAAAACGTGGTATGAATCAAAGTTTATGGGTCTGGGAATATCCAGATTATTCAAGAAAATATATGGTTGTAGCTGACGTAGCAAGAGGTGACTCAAAAGACTACTCAGCATTTCATATTATAGACATAGAAACATGTACCCAAGTTGCTGAATTCAAAGACCAAGTTCAAACAAAAGACTTTGGTAGAATCTTATATAATGTAGCAAATGAATATAATAAAGCATTATTAGTAATTGAAAATGCAAATATAGGATGGGCTACTATACAAGAGGTAATTGATATGGGTTATGAAAATCTCTATTACAGCCCTAAAGACGAAAAATTTGCTCGTGATGCCGAAGCATATATTGCTAAGGGATATGATTTAGTAGATAAATCTAAAATGGTACCTGGATTTACAATGTCCTTACGTACTCGGCCTTTAACAATCGCTAAATTAGATGCATATATTAAAGAAGAAAGTATGAGAATCCAATCAAGACGCACACTTGATGAACTGCGCACATTCGTGTGGAAAAATGGCAGGCCTGAGGCTCAAACGGGATACAATGACGACTTAATAATGTCGCTAGCAACCGCGTGTTACGTGCGAGATACGGCGCTTAAATTCGCACAACATGGCGTAGACTTAACCCGAGCAATACTTAATAATACTTCTAAATCATCTTATAACCCTGTATTTTCTCAAAAAACTATTAATGACCCCCACCAATCATATAAAATGAATGTAGGGGGAAAAGATGAAGATATTTCTTGGCTTCTAGGTTAGATATTTATACACATACTATAAACCATTAATATGGCAGACACTAGCTTATTTACACGATTAAGGCGATTATTTTCTAACGACGTTGTTATACGAAACGTTGGGGGTGATCAACTTAAAATTATGGATACTGATCGTATTCAAAAGTATGGGAATTTAGAATCAAATTCTCTATATGACCGTTTTAGCAGACTACACAAACCTGTAGGTGCTTCTCTACAATATAACCCAACACTTAATTACTCATCTATGCGACTCCAGTTGTATAGTGATTATGAAGCGATGGATTATGATTCATTGATTGCTCCTGCACTTGATATTATATCTGAAGAATCAACCCTTAAAAACGAGTATGGAGATGTTTTAACAATTAAATCATCTAACGAAAACGTTAAAAGAGTATTACATAACTTATTTTATGATGTGTTAAACATCGAATTTAACTTACCATCATGGGTTCGTCAGA